AAAAGTTAGATAGAATATGTTATGGTATGGAATTAGACCCTAAATATTGTGATGTTATAATTAAAAGGTGGGAGAACTTTACATAGAAATTATGCCGAAATTATAGACCAATACAAAGAAAAAGGTAAAGCTAGTTTAAGAAAAAAGATGTGGGATAAAGCTGTTAAAAAAGATAATACCAATATGCAAATTTGGCTATCTAAAAATTATCTAGGTATGAAAGATAGAACCCAAACTGAATCTGTTGTTGAACCTTTACCATTAATTATAGAAGCAGATAAGACAGATGGCTAAAAAGAAAGGATTATACGGGGTAAGTAATTATGTCAAAAACAATCCAAGAAAAAGACCAAGACGACACGCAAAATCATATTCAAAAAGAATACCAGCTAGGAAGAAAACTAGGGGTCAAGGTAAGTAGTATAATGTTGATATTATGCTTAACCTCTTGTAGTAAAGACATAACATTTGACCCAGCTACAACAGTTGGTAATCAAGTAATCAAAGTAATGATGAGAAGCAATAATGGTAAGTGATAAAGAAGCTAAAGAATTTAATAAGACTCTTGAACAGCTTAAAAAAGAAGCTGACGAAGAAAAAGAATATAATGGTGGTAAAGCTTACAAAGAGTTTCTAAAATTTTTCTATAAGGCCAAGCAAGATGAAAAGAAGTAATTTCTATCCTAATGGAGAGATAATAGATTATTCTCTACCTCAATCATTTAAAAAGAGTTTAACGAAAGAAGCTTGTGGTAACTGTGGCCTATATTCTAACAAGAGATCATTCTGTGGTAGATGGGGTAGTAAATCTGTTAAAGATAATTATGTCTGTGATGAATGGCGACAAAGATTCTTTAAGCGATAATGAAACCTATAATGATAACCCTTATGTATCTGACATTTGGGGGAGATATAAAATTAGATACTTTTGAAATAAATAGCAGTTGTAGTAGTTGGTTTCATCACAATGTTAAAGTTATAGAAAATAAAAAAACAACCTTATTTAGTAATCGTGAATATCATTTATATAAAGGTAAGAAAGTCATAGGTTATATTTGTGGTGGAGAAGAACCAAGATGAACTACCGACCTTTACCTGAATCCTTAACAATCAAAGCTAGTGGCATAGAGGGATTAGGTTTATTTGCTACAAAGCATATTCCAGCTAATACTCAATTAGGTGTAAGCCATATAATAATTAGTGATGAGATTATCAGATTACCTTTAGGTGGATTCATCAATCATCAAGATAATCCTAACTGTGTAAGAATAGCAGTTGGTAATAAGTCTTATTTACATACTATAAAAGAGATTAAGCAAGACGAAGAACTAACTTTAAAATATACAATTTATAACATTTAATCCTAAAAGCTTTTGTGATAATACCTACTTATGGCAAAGTACAAAGGAAGAACAGTTAGACTTAATAAACCTAGTAGAGGTGATGTAAAGAAGTTCAAAGTATTCGTTAAGAATAGAAGAACAGGTCGAGTACAAAAGGTAAATTTCGGTTCGAAAACAATGTCTATTAAGAAGAACATACCAGCTAGACAAAAGAGTTTCTTTGCTAGATTTAGACCCATTTTGGCTAAGGTAAAAGGTCAGAAGAATCTAAGCCCAGCTTATTGGGCAATACAAAGTTGGAAAAAAGGATTTAAGATATGACAAAGATTAGAAAGATTCTAAAGAAGATTATAGATTGGATTGTAAAGGGTTACGAATGAAAGTATCAGAAAACACATCAGTTGCTATGCCAATTAAAAATATGGTCGGTATTGTTATTGCAGTTGCTATGGGTGTCTTTGCATATACAGAAGTTACAGCTAGACTTACATCTTTAGAAACATCAAGAGAATTATTTCAAGCTGATTTACTTAAAAAGTCAGAACAGAAACCAACTGACCAAGAACAGTTTATGTTAATAGAGTCTTTATTTGAAGATGTAGAGAAGTTAATTAAAAACCAAGAACAAAATATGACTAACAAAGTTAATATAGAATTTCTTAAAACACAGTTAGAAAAAGCATTAGCTGATGTAGAGAATCTTAAAGACAAAGTTAGAAAGAACGGGAACGGGCATTAATGATTGAAACAGTTGTAGCATTATTGATGTTTGTTAATGGTGAGATTAAAGAGCATAGAATACAAGAGTCTATGTCTGTTTGTTTAAAGCATAAACGAGAAGCCACAAGACAAGTCAAAGATAACATAGATTATAAATGTCTTAAATCTAAAGTAGAACTTGAAACTAATATTGATGGTTCTAAATCAATTAAGAAAATAATCTTAAATTAAAGGAATTATGGGTAGGATAAATGACAGATTGGGTGTTAAAAAAACTAGAGGTTACACTATCCAAAATATCTTTATGGATATGGAAAAAGAGAGTCAAAGGAAGATATTATAAAAGGAAATGAATGGTTTATACACTTGTAATAAAAATCTGTTCTGCTATTTCACTATCTTGTTCGAGTCCAATAGAAATTAATAGTTTTAATAATCATTATGATTGTGCTATCAAAGGTTATGCAATTAGCAAAGAGATACTACAAGATATAGGTAGAATAGAGGTAGAAAAAGACAAAATCGTTTTAAATTTTGGTTGCTATGAAAATCAAGCTAACAAAACCTCAGTACGAAGTTAGTTCGTGTAAAAAAAGATTTAGAGTCTTAATATCAGGCAGAAGATTCGGTAAGACATATCTTTGTATAACTGAGATGATGAAATACGCATCTAAGCCAAATCAGAAAATATGGTATGTAGCACCAACATTCAAAATGGCTAAAGAGATAGCTTGGGCAAATCTAAAAGAAATGCTTAACTCATTTAATTGGATTGAGGATATTAACGAAACAACAATGTCTATTAGGATAAGAAAAACTAATAGTGTTATCTCATTAAAGGGTGCTGATAATTATGATGCACTTAGGGGTTCAGGATTAAACTTTTTAATATTAGATGAGTTTGCAGACATAGATAAAAAAGCTTGGTTTGAAGTATTAAGAGCATCTGTTGCTGATACACTTGGAGATGTCTTAATGTGTGGAACACCTAAAGGTTATGGTAATTGGAGTTATGAAATGTATCTTAAAGGTAAGCAAGACGATCATTGGGGTAGTTATCAATATACTACTGTTCAAGGTGGTATGGTTTCTAAAGAAGAAATAGAACAAGCTAAACAAGACATAGATATTAGAACATTTAGACAAGAGTTTGAGGGTACGTTTGAAAATTATGCTGGTAGTGTTTATTATAACTTTCACCCTGTTGAGTCTGTAATAGATCGTAAAATAGATTGGGAAAAACCTTTACATATTGGAATGGACTTTAACGTAGACCCAATGTCAGCTTGTGTAACGCAAATAGAAAAAGATAAGATATATGCAGTAGATGAAATCATTATTTATTCAAGTAATACTGATGAAATGTGCCAAGAGATAAGAGATAGGTATGGTTCTAAAGCACAAATTTTTATATATCCTGACCCAGCTTCAAGACAAAGAAAGACATCTGCTGGTGGTAGAACTGATTTATCCATATTACAAAATGCTGGTTTTAAAGTTAAAGTAAAACATAAACACCCATCAATACGAGATAGAGTCAATGCTGTTAATGCTAAGTTAAAAGATTCTAAAGGTGTTAGACATATTTTTGTTTCAAAATCTTGTAAAACAATGATAAAAGGTTTACAAAGACAGATATACAAGGAAAACACAAATATTCCTGATAAGGAACAAGGTTTTGACCATATGAATGATGCACTAGGTTATTTAATTGATTTTATAAAACCCCTTACAAGTAATATGCAATTTTCAAAACCTACGAGATGGGCAATTAAATAATGAGTTACACTAGAGATAAAGCAATCGCAGTACACAAAGACTATCAGGAAACAGTAAATAATTGGGAGTATTATATTAGGTCTTATAATGGTGGTTACGATTATATGATTGGTCAATACTTAAACAGATATAATTTAGAATTAGATAATGAGTTTAATCAAAGACTAGCTAACACACCTTGCGATAATCATTGTAAAAATGTAATTCAAATTTATTCATCATTTTTATTTAGAGTAAAACCATCAAGAAATTTTGGTTCTTTAGCAGATGAACAAAGCTTAGAATTTTTCTTAAAAGACGCAGACTTAGAGGGTAACAGTTTAAGTAATGTAGTTAAACAAGCACAAAATTACGCATCAATCTATGGCCATTGTTTTATGATTTTAGATAAACCTAATATTCAAACAAGCACTAGAGCAGAAGAATTACAACAAGACATAAGACCTTATGTTTCAATCGTAACACCTGAGAATGT